GCATCAGTTGTCCTGCTCTCTGGGGTATCGATACCAGCAAGACGAATTCGCTTAGTAAGGGAGATATCAAAACCCAAATCAATGTCAGCGTCAATAGTGTCGCCATCTACTACCTTGTGAACTGATCTTATTCTATAGACATAGGGATCTTTGTCAGCCATTCTTCAGAATAATTTAAACTTCTCTGTATTTAGTTTGGGAATTGGTAGTTTTTCAAAAGCCTTATTAACTTGATTCTCTACAACCTTACCTACAAACTCTTCTGGGTTCTCAAGAATCTTCTGTGCTTTCTGATAAGTTACATAAGCACCATAGCAAAGTGCTCCACTAATCGCTAGACTTGTCGCTGACAGAATGATCGCTAGGTTCTTCATCTTTCATCTCCTCAGATGCTAACTTCAATATGTAGTAAATTATATAAGCAGTAAAAATAAGTCCGCAGGAAAGAATAATAAAAACTCCCCAAGGAAACTCACTCATCTCTGTTCAATCCAGTTCAATACTGCAAGTGCTTTTTTGTTGGTGTTTGGAGATGCACAAACAAGTGTATAAGTGTCACTAATTGTTCCAATGCCACTTCTACCTAACTGAAGTGCCGCTTTAATATCAAGATCAACTAACGCACCACTACCATTAATTACAAAACCACTCAAAAGATCACTTCCACCAGATACTGCAGTTTGAGTGATATTATACTGCATAAAGGAGTTTGGATCGGGATGATTTACCCAAGTTCCTCCAGTCAGTGTTGCATTTTGTAGAAGTTGCCAATAAACATTCGTATTGTCATCAGTTGCTGCCTGTAATGATCTCAAGAGCATTACACCAGTTAGATTATTAGATTTCAAACGAATGCTTATAATTGGATAATATGTATTTGCAGATGACATCGTTGTCCCTGTGATGGGATTTGATATGCTCAAAAGAGTTCCAAGTTTTTCTGGTTCTCCTTCCTGAATCAGAGAATTAGAACCTTGATAAAGATAATGAGTTCCTGCAACACCAGTTACATTTTCTATCTCAAGACGAATGGGAAGGAATGGAGTAGAACACCAAACTCTATCTTGAATATTTGAGTTATCAAAAGTATGACTTTTAATGGTTTCACCTTTCATTAACCATTCAAAATTTACCGTTCCAGCACCATACCACTCATAACTTATAGAAATCATCTGTTGTTTTGTTGGGTCTGCGGTTACACCAGTCCAACCATTACCATCAAACTTTTCACCATTCCATTCATCTCTACCAACTCTTATTTCTGTAGTAATTCCAGTTGTAGATGTGCGAAGTACATATGAATATGTTCCCCCATCATCCTCAAAATAAGCACCATTGTAATCATCAAACAATCCAAATCTTCTGCGAATACCTACCTTTGGTTGTTCTAAACGAATTGCGAATGCAAGTGTTGCTGGTCTTCCAGGAATGTATCTCATTACATTCTTGGTTTGTCTGATGACTTTACTTCCGCCAGTAGAACCAACTTGCATGATTACATTACTAGCAGAAGTATTATGAGTTGCAGTTCCAACTCCAACGATTCTCTCATCCCAAACATCAGTCTCTTTACCATACTGAAAGGTATTAAAGAAAACTGTTTGGAACGGAGCAACTTTTAATCTGTTGTTATTAGAAAACTGAGGTCTCCAGTCTGTCTGGTTTCCCCAGTGATCTGCAATATTAAAAACTTCAAATAAAGATCTTTCTTGATTTAGAAAATCTTGTGTAGTCTTATTCCACTGAGCCATGAATCACTCACCCCATGCCAATCTTTCTGGTTGATATCTCTGTGCGTTTTTAACTTTTACGGAACTGGTTGAGTTTGGGTAAATGTTATGAACGATTGCACCTGGATATTCATCTTGCAGTTGTTCTGCAAGTTCATTCTTACTTATCATCTTACCCTCAACTTCCATACGATAAATCTTACCCTGCCAAACTACATCAGCAAGAAAAGATTCTTTGACTGGTTCTGATTCAGTTTCAGAACCATTGATATAGAGATTTCCGTTGAAATCTCCAGCAATGTTGATGCTCTCTGATAAAAATTGTTTAAAGGATTTCATTAGCAGTTCCAAGCGCGGAGGGACTTATTGATTCTGGAATCAGGATCGTTGGCAGTCTTCTTACTAGTTAGTTTGGATTTCATACCAGACATTCTGGCACAAAATGATGCACGACGAGGGTTACCAACTTTTTTAGAAGGTGCCTTCAAATCAGAACCAGGATTCTCACGTTCGTAGGACTTACGGCCTTTTTCATTCAATCCTCCAGCCTCAGACTTTCCCTCTTTCTTTGTCCATGCAGCAGCCTCAGAAGCAACCATCACGATAGGATTTCTAGCTCCCATTGATCTGGCCTTTGTTTTAAGAAGATTAATTTTAGTTGGAAGATCTCTCATATCTTTTTTTGGTTTCTCTTCCATTTTTTCCTTTTCATCACATCCACAACCTTCACTCATGTTTGGATTAATTTCAATTTTGTTTTTCTTCTTAGAAACATCAATAATTTTTTGTTTCTCATTTTGAACTGTCTGATCATCTACTTCAAAAATAAACTCTTCTCTCCAATTAGAAACCTCTTCCATTCTATTTTTAATTAGTGACGATTTCAGTGCAGGATTTCTTCTTGCTCTTTGTCCCAATGTCATTCCAGTCTCTCTTTTTGGAGAAGCATTTGTAGTTGTTTGACCTGCAGGTGGAAGTCTTTTTGCAGATGGAACTAATTTTTTTCTTTCGGGGGTTGCAGCCAACTTCGCTCTTTCTGGAGTTCCAGTTAATTTCTTTGGAGTTGTATCAGATTTTGTTGGAGTTGTGGCAGCAACTTTTTGAGTTGCACCACCCTCAGATTTTGGTGTCTCTGATTTTACTGGTTCTTTCTTTTCTGGTTGGGTTGATCCAGAAGTTTCTGGTTTCTTCTCTGCTCTCTTTTCTTTTGCCTTCTTATAAGCATACTTTCCAAGAGCGAGTCCAGTTTTAGCAACACCAGCTGCCAAACTTCCCACATTACTCACAGTTGCAGATACTGCTTCAGTATCTTTTTTGTCACCAGCAACTTTCATCGATCCGCTCCAAGCAGACTTAACATCTTGGCGTAACTCTGACCTTCTCTGTTTTCTAGAAGTTTCTTTTGCCTTCAATTGATCCTTCTTTTCTCTTTCCTTTTTTTCTAATTCACTTTGTCTGTCTTTTGCTTCTTTTTGTTTTGCTTTTGCTGCCTCTTTTGCTGCGTTAGATTGTTCCTTTCTTTTTTTCTCGGCCTCTCTTTGTTTTGATTTTTCTGCTCTAGATTCTTCTTTTTGTTTTGCTTTTGCTGCGTTAGTTTCTTCCTTTTTCTTATTTTCTAATTCTTTTTGTTTTGCTCTAGCTTCTCTACTTTTGTCCGTGTAACTCATTCGTTCACGTTGTCTTTCGGTTCTAGCAGACTCCTTTTCCTTTTCAGTTTCTCTTGCAATTCTTGCAGCACGAATCCTAGAAGCAGCAGAAGTTCTTGCAGCTCTTTCAGTTGCAGTATTTCTGGTTTTTACTTCTTCTTTCGATTGTTCTTTTCTCTCCGCTTCAGATTTTTTTGCTTGAGGCTTTTTTACAGGTTCAGATTTTTTTGCTTGAGGTTTTTTTTTATTTCCATCATCTTCTGAACGAATATCATCAAGAAGATCATCAAGTTTACCTTCACTTAATGGAGAAAACTCCATAACTAATCTATCCGCCAAAGAAAATTCTTCTTTCTTTTCGGGAAGACCTTCATGTTTTGTCTTTGCAAAATCTCTTGCAGCTTTCTTACTCATTCCAGATGCAGCCTTGGCAACCTCAGGTGATGCAGGAGTTTCACCTTTCTTTGCAGCATAAACCATGCCCATGAATCTCTGTTGTGCTCTACTTAGAGACTTTTCTGCAAGATATCCTTCACCCATCGCTTTTTGTTTGCGAAGTTTCTTAGGATTCTTTGTCTTGTCTGCAGAGTAGTTACTATCATCACCCTCAGGGTCTATAGCACTACGATGTCTTGTACTTCTTTCTTCATCACTCATATTTGCTCTGCCTGATTTTGCCTCATCTGGAGAATACTTTGTACCACTATTGTACCATTCCTTACCCACATGACCTCTCTTCTCAGCATCGGCAGAGGCTTCTCTACGCTTGAGTTTTCTGCGGTTTGCCTTGAAATCCTTCATGGTCATGCCTTCTTCGATTTCAGTTTCTTCTTTAGTTACAAGTCCAACAACATTTTTATTCTTTTTAGTTAATTTATCATGAGCTTTAATAGAAATCTCTTGATAATCTGCATAACTTTTTCCTGCAGAAGGACCCTCTCTACCAGGAAGTTTTGCAGCCTTCTTTCCTTCTTCTTTTCTATCAGACTTTTCTTCTGCTCTTTCTCTTGCAGCAGCCTTTCTCATCTCACGACGATACTCTTTATCCTCTTCAACAAATTCACCTTCAGGTTCAAATGATTGGCGAAGTTGTTTCATCGCATCATTCAATGCATTATTTCTCTTTTGCATTCCATATGCAGCTCCTGCAATACCTGTTCCAGGATTTTTAATATTTTGACCTTTATTTGCAGCATTTACACCAGAGTCTGCAGCCTTTTTCGCTCTATTAATAGCTGCACCAGCAAGAGCAGCACCACCAGCAGCAAGTCCAGCAGCAACTAGAGGTGCAATTTCATCAATCTGTTCCACTTCTTCCTTCATCTTCTCGCGTTTTGCCTTTGCTTTTGCAAGAATTCTTTCACGAGCAGCTTCCTGTTCAGACTTAGGAATATTAAACATATCTCTATCTGTCTTCAATCTCTCTTGTGGAGGGATAACTTTAGATCTAACCTTTCTACGATTTAGAAGATACTTATCAGACTTATCGTGGTCCCCATCATTATCAATATCCTTATCTTCCTGACCAACTGGATCAAGAGCTTCCTCTACTTTCTTCTTTCTATCAGAAGCAATAGCTGCACCTACAGCAGCCCTTCTCTTCTTTAAATAACTATCGGAAGAATCCGAATCACCATCATTATCCACATCGTCATCTTCGTGACCGACAGGATCTAATTTTTTAGATACTTTAGCTTCTGCAACGATACGCGAAAATTCTTCCCAACTAGCCATTTATTTTGTAGAAATACTGCTAGTTTTATTTATTCTTTTTGCCCTTGCGGAATTTATCGTAGATTGAAGCAATCTTAACTCCAGTGTAACTCTTGACTTCTTGACCTGGAGTTAATGATTGAACGTATTCTCTATACTCATCTGTTCCAATTTCATGAGGATTTTCGATGAGATCTTTCAACCAAGACTTAAACATTTTACCATCTTCTGTTACACAAATGACATAATTTGTTCCTCTACGTATAACTTCTCCTCTGAGTCCGGTGTTCATATTTTCAACAATATTTCCAACCTTATAGATGTGATCTACAAGATATGCATCTCTAAGTCCTTCTTCATCCAACTTAGGAGCAACTTCCCATACTTCAGTACTCTCTTCAATGTTCATGGATCTGCGTAGAACATTGAACAATTCTTTCTTTTCCATATTACCAAGAGTGTCAGGAACACCTTTAGCAAACTTAACAAAGTCTCCTTGTGCAGCTGCAAGTCTCAACTTAGATGCAGACATCCCAGTTACATCATCAGAATCTGGATCTCTATCTCCCGCAGAAACTACTTCAAGTTGATCATAGTTATAAAGATCTCCATTATACTTATGACTTAAGCCTTGAAACTCACCAAGTCTATCTTGACCCACCATAATGATCATGTTGGTATGACCCTCTCCATTTGCACCAGTCAATACATTAAATATTGTCTTAGCACCCTTATCATCAACAATACTATCTGCATAATCTGGGAACATTTGACGCATGTACGAAATCTTCATTTGTGGAGTAAGAGGATTCTTCTTAGCGTCCTGTGAACGAGATGGGTAAATTCTTAATTCGTAACCTCTCTTTTCTGCTTCCTTTGCAGCTCTCTTAAGAAGTTTTTCGTGGCCAATTGTGGGAGGATTGAATCTACCAAACACTACGACAACTCCTGGAGCCTCGGGCACTGGCATCTCTGCAGGAACTTGTTCTGGTGCAGATTGTTGTTCCGGTGGAACTTGTTGTTGTGTTTGAGTTGCCTGAGTCGGTTGGGGTTCTTGTGCAACAGGTGCAGATGCAACTGGTGTTTGAACTGTCGTGTCAGGTTGGGGTTGAGAAGGAGAATCCTTTTGTCCTGGAGTATTATCGCTACCAAAAAACTTTAGTTTTCCAGCGACAGTTTTTGCAACAAACTCACCATTTTTATCGTACCATCCTCCATGACCATCTCCAGTCAAGCCAAGTCTTTTGGCTTCAGAAGATGCAGAGGTTTCTCTAGCTTCAGTGAAAAACTGAGTAAATCTTTTCATTATTAATACGGTTAGGATTCCTTGACCTTTAAGTATTTATTTAGAACTCAACCTGCAAAGCATTTGATGGAATTGAAGGGACAATAACAATCCTTCTACCCTTATCTCCAGCTGAAGGAGATCTACCTAAAACATAAGGAACACCTTTAGAATCTTTTTCTAACGTAAATGGTTGATCATTTCTTCTCTTTCTTAGTCGCAGAAAAAGATCATGTTCATCTGCATATTTTTTTGCATCGTGGAAATGTCCATTAAGTCGAACAACTTTTCCTGAAGTTGTAAATCTAACGTCCATCGGACCAATATACATGTAATGAATTGGACCTCCCATACTTGCATTACCAACGACTATTATCTCCTTTAAATCATCACTAACTCTACCATACATGTCAGGAATTTGATCGCCTTCTTTATATCCTAGATCTTGATATTTTTGTAAAGCAGCATTTAAAAACCTATTACTAAATCCCGGAATAATTAAATCCAATCCTTTTAATCCACCACCAGCAATACTAGGGGCACTAGTTCCTTTATTTGATATATTATACTTCCTTCCATTTTTTGATGTAAGAATTACATCAGTATATGGTTCTGTTCCTGCACTAGATCTACCTCCATACTTTTCTGCAGAAACTATATCACTGATAGTAACAGATCCAGCGACTACATTAATGGATTTCCCAAAATTTTGATAATGTGTATTAACAGCATCCACCACTCCAGTTTCTTGCCTTTCAGATAAAACTCCAGCCATAAGTACCAAAAAACCCTTCCAAATATTTATGGAAGGGTTTGAAATTATTTGTTACTAATATAAGTTTCCATTGCCTCATCAAGATTCAAAAGAACTTCACGAATATT